CATGAGCCTCTTTAGTTAAAAGGCTATTTTTCTTTTTAGCCATTAAGGTAAGCCACGCACAAATTCGTCTTCTTCTTCTACTTCTTCAATTTTGTTTTTAACTTTTTGTAAACTATCTGAAGCTTCTGCTAACTTGTCTTCTGCATCTTCAATTAGTTCTGAAAGTGATTTTTCTTTTTTAGGTGCCATCGAATGAAAAGTAACCTATTAGAGCAGCTATAAAACTGCCAATTAATATTAATGCAGAAACTGCACCTTTACCTTTCGAAACATCTTGTCTTAAACTTTTAACTTCTTTTTTTAATTCATTAATATTTTCATTTAATACTTTCATTCTTTCTGCACATAATTTTTCGTGAGATGAAAGTCTTACTCCAGCTGCTTGTTCAGCAAATTGTTTTGGAGTAATTTTTTTTCTAGCCATTAGTAATTAGTTCCTATTCCATGTAATTGAGTTTCTTTACTTCCTGAACTTTGATTTGCCCATTC